GCAGGGATATGTTCTAACACATCTCCTAGAATGATGAAGTCATAATCATTGATATCAAATGTAACAATACTTCCTATAAAGACATTATCATACTTGTCTATCAGGTTATACTTATCTATGTATGGTTCATAGATTTCTACAGCATCTATTCTATATCCTAATGAACGCAATAGATCTGAATAGGTCCCTATTCCTGGGCCTACATCTAGTATTCTTTTACTAGTTGGAACGTTCTTTAAGAACCATTCTCTCACTTCTTCTTTGAAGTAGGTAAAACTATAAGGCATGGTATTTGATTTTGAAATCAAAGGTATGAAAAATATATTTATATTATGCTATATTATGTTGGAAATATATTTTCAGTCCTTCATTATTCCAAATATAAATTTTATATTTGTACGTAAATAGTTATACCCTATTGAATTTTTAAAACTTCCTGTATGTTATAAAAATATCCTTAAAATTATTATGGAAAACAAGTTAGAACACGTTGAAAAAGAATTGAAAAGCATGGATCAAAGACTTTATGATCTAGAGGAGAAGATGACTTCTATAGATGGCAAACTGACACAAGTAGTGGATGCAATATTGGGAAATGCACTAACAAAAACTGGTGGCTTTGTTGCAGACATAAATGAGCTTAAAGATAGAATTAAAGATTTGGAAACTAAGCTTCAGAAACAAGAAGAGTTTAAAAAGAGATTTACCTGGACTGTAGGAATAATTATTGTTGGTGCAGCTCTTGTTCAATATATTGCTAACCTATATAGTAAAATAAAATAATAATAATTATTATGGAAATGCCTATTTCATTCAAAGAGTTTTCTCAAGACCCAGTTAAAGGGTTATTGTTTTTGGTAATTCTTGCTGTTGGATATTTATATGTTGACAACAAGATGAACTACACTTCTCAAATAGAGAACTGTGGAGTTAATGTTGAACAGTTAAATAAAAAAGTAGATCTATTAGACGAAAGACTTAAGAAATCTGATAGCACACTAGCGAGAGCTGCTGCAAAATTAGAATTGTTAGACCAAATTAAAGGATTGAAATAATGAGAAAGATATTTATACTTTTTATACTATTGTTAGTATCATGTAACAAACCTAACGTTACTAAAAAAGAAGAAGCTGTTATAACAATAGATTCTATATTCTCTAATGATGTAGAGAAGATGAATAGTCTATTAATAAAAACTGAAGGTTTAGAAGATGATGTTAAACAAGTTGTTCATCAGAAAGATGTTTTTAAAGCAGAAAATTCTAATCTTAAAACAGAAAACTCTGATTTAAAAGAAGAGATAGCTATCACAAAAGATTGTTTAGTAGTAGCTAACAAAAAAATAAACGAATATAAGTTGCCTAAGAAAAGATCATTTTTTGATAAAGTGCTTGGTAAAAATAAAGATTCAATAACTGTCAAAGACACAATAAAATAATTATGGGATTTTGGAAAGAACTAGTAAGTGATGAAACAACTAGAGTTTCATCAAAACGTGTAGCAGGACTTCTATGTGTTGTTGCACTTGTAGCATCTTTAATTGCTAACACATTTAGTCATGAATCAATTAAGCCTTCAGACATTCTTGTAGAGTCTGTAGCTTTATTTGCATTTGGTGCATTAGGACTTACATCAATTGATAAATTTACTAAGAATAAACAATAATGAAGATAACTAAAACAGGAACAGCAGGTATTGAAATGATTAAAACTTTTGAAGGTTTTAAATCAGCTCCATATAAATGTCCAGCAGGTATACCAACAATTGGATATGGAGCAACATTCTATCCTAATGGTAAGAAAGTAACTATGACTGATAAAGCTCTTAGTGAAACAGAATCAGTTGAGTTATTAAAACATATGCTTGTTAGTTTTGAGAAGTATGTAGATAGTTATTGCAGAGATGACATTAATCAAAATCAATTTGATGCATTAGTATCGTTTGCTTACAACTTAGGTCCAGCAAATTTAAAGTCTTCCACTCTACTAAAGAAAGTTAACGCTAACCCAGAAGATGAAACTATTAAACTAGAATTTATGAAATGGGTAAAGGCAGGAGGAAAAACTTTAAAAGGTCTTGTAGCAAGAAGAGAAGCAGAATCTAAATTATATTTTAAAAAATAAATTATGCAACTATCAAAAAACCTATCATTAGTAGAGGTAACAAGAAGTGACTCTGCAAAAAGATTTGGGATAAGTAATATGCCTACTCCTGAACACATTGAAAACTTTAAAAAGTTAGCTGAAAACATTTTTCAACCAATTAGAGATCATTTTAGTAAACCTATTCATATTTCTTCTGGTTATAGAAGTTTAGCTTTGAATAAGGTGATCAAAGGAAGTAGCTTAACTAGTCAGCATTGTTCTGGTGAAGCTATTGATATTGATATGGATGGAACAGATATTACTAATGCACAAATATTTAACTATATCAAAGATAACTTAAACTTTGATCAGTTAATTTGGGAATTTGGAAATAAAATTAATCCTGACTGGGTTCATGTATCATATGAATCAACTGGTAAACAACGTAAGCAAATATTAAGAGCTGTTAAATCAGCAGGTAAAACAAGTTATTTACCATATAAATAAGTGATGATAAAGGTGCTAAATTATTTAAGAGAACAGTACTTAGCGGTGATCATCACCGTTATCTGGATATTCTTTACACTATATAGTCAACAAAAGACTGCTGTATTGTTAGAACAAACTGAAAAGTTAGAGGGTAAAATCATTTACTTAGAACAAAGAGATCATGAAGCTGCTAAGCTGATTGATAGTCTTTCTAAGATAGACACAGTGATTGTCAATAGAATTAAAACCATTAAAGAAAAAGAATATGTACAAATTAGGATTATTGATAGCTTGCCTGTTAGTGGGCTGCAAAGCTATTTCACAGAACGTTACCCAGAAAAATGATTCTGTCGTTACCCTTAGTGAAACTGTTTCTAGGAAGGTTGTTTCTGATCTTGTACGTTATGACTTTGCTAAGAATATTCTCAAAGAGCAAGAGATAAGAATCAAGAACTATCAGAACAAAGAGATTCAATTTAAGAATCAATTAGATATAAAAGATTCTATCATATTCTATCAGAAGGGAATGCTTGATATACAAAAAGAGATTATCAAGAGCAAGAAGCCTTTAGAAATACATGGATATGTTGGTGTTCAATCAACACAGTTTACATTAAGAGAACCTACATTATATACAAACTTCATGTTTGAGTTTGTTAGATTCAGTGTAGGAGCACAATACTTTGTACAACCAAACAACCCACCAGGGTATGGAATCATTCTAGAATATAACTTATTTTAACATGGCAAAACAAACCAACACTTCAGAAAAGAAGGTAAAAATCAAAGTGAGCAGACCAGGTGTGCACGCTAAATCACAGACATCTAAACTTAAGTCTTCTAAGAATTACAAGAAGCTTTATAATGGACAGGGATAAAATGGATTGGGAATTAACATTCGCTCTCTATTGGCCTCACGATAGATTTGCTGTAGGATGGGATGTCTTACATGCTGATGAGAAATATAATTACAACACATATATATTGTATCTAGGGATACTTACAATAACATTAGATGTAAATAATTAATCTAGTTAGACTCGTTCTAACTATTTTTGTTATTTTAATTTGGTGAAAATCATATACTAATGTTAAAAAATACGTATTTTTGTATAACAAATAAAATTTAAACAAATGGCTATACCATCAAGACAGATAGGCTGGGGAACAGAAGATAACCTCTTGTGGCAAATCTCTAAACAATTAGAGTTACTTATTAAAGTGACTGCTAATAGTATAAATTCTACTACCACAACAACAACTACCACCCCATAATAATATATTATTTAAAGAAATGGCAATACCTAGTAGACAGATTGGATGGAGCACTAAAGCTAACTTACTATGGCAGATATCTAAACAATTAGAATATCTGACATGTGTAACTGCTGGTGGATGTGGCACAACAACTACCACTAGTACTGTTGCTCCTAGTACCACCACTACAACAACTACATTAGTTCCTTTAGTTGAAATAACTACAGGGTATTATGCTAAGGGATGTGTGCCTTGTGTAGATGTTTGTATTCAAAATGAAATTACTATATATACCGAACAAGTGTGTAGTGATAATATTACTATTGGATGTCATATATATAGTGATGCATTAGGAACAATAAATGCTCCTGAAGGATATTACGTTAGATGGGATGGAGTAGAAGGATTATTATATATTGATGCTAATGGGTTAGTGTTAAACATAGATGTTTGTCCACAAATTGAATATTATTATGTAAATGATTGCATTGGAAGCTATGGTAGTTTTACTTCAGTAGCGTATCCAATAGGAACATTTGCTGTAAACGATATGGTTACTTTTACTACAGGTCAAGGAGATGCATTTGGTTTTATACTTTATACTACACAGGAAACAGGAGACCATATTGCAATAACTGCTACAGGAACTAATCAAGGAGGGGAATGTGCCTTGTCTAATATTTATTTTCAACCTGAAGTTGACCCTGATGGAACTTATATTACACTTCGATTAAAAGGACTTAATAACGGACCTGAGGAGCTTGAATCATTAGGACTTAATGCATTAAATTATAACTATGATTTTGAGATTTATTATGAAAGTAATGTAGGCAATGGATATATTAATATAGCAGGTAATATTCCAATTAGCTTCTATGTTTTTGAAAAACCAAATTGGGATTTTGGAATATTTAATATTTACACTGACCCTGAACGAAATTTTACATATATAGAAGTTCAGAATGTGATAACATCTATTACTTTTGAAAATACTATTGCTTATAGTAATGATGGTGGTTGTAGTTATCCTTACTTCCTTAGAGAAAGTCCTGAAGTAAAAACTTTTTATTGTTACACACAAAATGATGACTGCTAATTAAATAAAATCAAAATTAAAACCAACTACATTATGAAAGATTTAAAATTTGTTCAAGCTTGTCCTAGCGATATTTACTATACATGGCAAGTGAATCTATGGTTAGAGAGTCTAAAAGAAATAGGACACTCTGACAAAGCAATCAATCTAATTTTCACTCCTAAAGGAAGAGAGAATAGAGATAAGTGGAAACAGATAGAAGACCTGTATCCAGAAGCAGAGTTTCATTACTATGCTGATGAAGATAACTTAAATCGATTGTTAGGAATCTATATTCCTGTACTTAGACCATATGTTCTTTGGAAACATTTCAAAGCACATCCAGAACTAAGTGACAAAGCTATCTTCTATTGTGACTCTGACATATTATTTATGAAGGATTTCAATGTTGATCAGTTCTTAGAAGATGACATTAGTTATCTATCAGATACAAATAGCTACATCAATGCTAGTTATTTTGATAGCAAGGTACACCAAGTGTTACCAGAGAAGCTAGAAGAGTACAAAGCTAGAGATATCCTTGCAGAGATTGCAAGTGTTGTAGGAATAAGCAGAGAAATCTGTGAAGCTAATAATGATCATTCAGGGGGAGCACAATATCTATTAAAGAATTTAGATGGTGACTTCTGGAGTAAGGTGATGAATGATTGCATTCTTATAAGAAGCTATTTACAAACAGTGAATAGAGAATACTTTAAAGATGAAAATGCTGGATACCAAAGTTGGTGTGCTGATATGTGGGCTGTTCTTTGGAACATCTGGTTGAGAGACCAA